AGAGGAGAAAAGAGAAGTGGGATTAGATTTACCTAAAGATCAAAAATTAGTTGTTCATAGTGATGATACGGTAGATTTCTTTAGACAAACAGAAGGTCCTCAAAATATTGCTAAAGTTGAAGCCTTTATGGCAAAACATCCTTTCCTATCAAGAGAAGACGCTCTTAGAATTATGAAAATGGAACCTGAAGATCGAGTTCTAGAAATAACGAGATTAGAAATTCTTAACAGAAGAACTAAGAATGCACATGGCGGTCTAGCTAAGATCCTGGAGGTCTAATGGCTAGATTATTAGGCGGCACTAATCCAATAACAAACCAAGGTTTTCAATTAGGAAATCCAGGAAACCCTAAATCATTAGAGGCAATTAATTTACTTAGAAGCCAATCACAAGATCAAAGAGTTGTAAGATTTAAAGAACTTGTTAAAGCGGGTAAAACTCCTAATCAGGCTAAAAAAATAGTTATAAAAGAATTTAAATTAAATAGAAATCTTAGGGCCGGAACTCCAGTTTGGATGACGAGGGGTAGAGACGAGTTGATAGCAGAAGGTTTTGATTACAAACCCAGCGCCAGAGGTCCTGTAGATGAAGGAGGTGTGCCAAAAGCTGCAACAAAAAGACAAAACGTTATTGGAGAGGGTAGTAGACTTGAAAGAAGAATTAACCGAATGAAACAAAAAACCGGTTTAGGGAAAGCTTATGAACTTGCACATACAGCCAATATTTTTCAAGCTAAAAAATTAGGAATCGACTATCCAATCGATGCGTTGGCTATACAAACACAAAATGTAAACAACGTAGTTGCAGAAAGATTAAATGATGAACTTAAACCTTGGTATAGAAAACAGTTAAAATTGGTTAACAAGATGAAGAGAAAAAATACACCCAGTTTAAAAAAACAAATGGATAAAGTAAATCTTAAATTAATGGAAATTGTAGCAACAGGGGGTAGTCAAGGAAGCGTTGCAGCTAATATTTTAAAACCAATTCATGTTAACGCAGATACTTTAAACGCACGAATAATGGATTTAGGTTTTGATACTTCAACAGAAATTATGGCTACACCTGGAGCAACCACTAAAGCAGCTGCAGTGGGATCTGCTGATGATTTAATGGCTAGAGGGAACGTTCTACAAACATTATTTAACCAGGCCAAACCCAAAGAAAAACTTGAAATAGCAAAAACTTTAAAATGTATTAGCGCCGCTGATGGTGGAAGAATTGGTTATGCTTTAGGTACTGGAACAGTAAAATGTGTTCAAACTAAACTAGCTACTGAAACAGAAATTCCAAAATTAACTCAACTAGATGATTCATCACCTGGATTGACTAAAATGAAAAACGCAGCAACAGGTTTTTTAAACTTTGTAAAAAAGGGCGGTAAGCTTGGTGCGATTGCAGCAGTTGGTGCAGCCGGTGCGGGTCTTGTTAAAACATTCATGAACGACGATCCAACAACTTATTTATCTGATGAAAATCAACAGAAAAATATGTTAATTGAAATGGTAACGGGTCCAATGGTTGATAAACCAGATTCAACTCCAGAAATTTTAGATTATCAATTACCAGCGATAGGAGCAACAGCAGCAGCTGGAACAGCTGTCACTGCGCCTTCAACAATTGAAGCTGCTAGATCAGCAAGGTTTGGAAAAAAACCATCTGGCTATACTAAGACTGCTTTAAAAACTTTAGGAAGAGGACTAGCCACAACTGGGACTCCATTAGGTTTAGCTGCGTTCGAACCATTGCATATTGCAGGTCAAGTTCAAGCCGGAGATTCATTAGGAGAAATTGCAACTAATCCATGGAATTATGCAGGTTTAGCCTTTGCAGATGACCTAAGTAAATTTGCAACAAAAGGGTTAGGTCCTAATATAGCAAAAGCAATGAGACTTGGAATCAGTCCAGCAGCTTTAAGAATTGGAAGTAGGTTTTTAGGTCTACCAGGATTAGCTTTATCCCTTGGTATTAGCGGATATGAAATGTATGATGACTATAAAAAGAAAAGAGGTATGTTTAGTGAAGAATAAAACTCTTGTTGCAAATATGCAACATGTAAAATGGAAGGAGATCCCACCTTTAAAGGGACCTGACTCACAAGGGTTGAATGTTCCTACAAAACAAGTTAAAACAATAGAGAACTCGGAGAATATAAATGGCAGACATAGACAAACCATTACCAAACGTAAATACTGAAATTAAAGTACCTGGCGAAGAAGAAATCGCAGTTGCTCAAGAAGAAACTATTAAAGAGCAAGTTGGTCCTGAAGATATTGAAGTAACGCAAGAAGAAGATGGTGGTGCAACAATTAATTTTGATCCAGAAGCAGTTAACCAAGCTGGAGGAGAAAGCCATTTTGACAATTTAGCAGAATTATTACCAGAAAATGTTTTAGGAAAACTAGGTTCTGAATTAGTAGGAAACTATGAACAATATAAATCTTCTAGAAAAGCGTGGGAAGATACTTACACAAAAGGATTAGATCTTTTAGGATTTAAATATGAAAATCCAACTCAGCCATTTCAAGGAGCTAGTGGTGCAACTCACCCGGTATTAGCAGAATCCGTTACACAGTTTCAAGCGCAAGCTTACAAAGAATTACTTCCAGCAACTGGTCCAGTACATACACAAATAATTGGACTTGCAGATAGAGCAAGAGAAGATCAGTCGCAAAGAGTTAAAGAATTCATGAACTATCAGCTCATGGATGTGATGAAAGAGTACGAACCCGAGTTCGACACAATGCTTTTTTATCTCCCTCTTAGTGGCTCTGCTTTTAAGAAGGTCTACTATGACGAACTTTTAGGCAGAGCTGTTTCAAAGTTTGTTCCAGCTGACGATTTAGTTGTACCGTACACTGCTACATCTTTAGAAGATGCAGAAGCAGTTGTGCATGTCATTAAAATGTCAGAGAACGATTTAAGAAAAAAACAAGTAGCAGGTTTCTACATGGATGTAGAATTAAAACCTGGTTACAATCAAGAAACAGAAGTAGAGAAAAAAGAAAGAGAACTTGAAGGAATTAAAAAAACTAGAGACGAAGATGTATTTTCTATTATCGAAATACACACTGATTTAGATATTGAAGGTTTTGAAGATAAAGATTCAACTGGTGAAGCAACGGGAATTAAACTTCCATATATTGTTACCATTGAAATGGGGAATAGACAGATTCTATCGATTAGAAGAAACTATAAAATAGATGATCCACAAAAAAATAAAATAGATTATTTTGTTCATTTTAAATTTTTACCTGGATTAGGGTTTTATGGTTTTGGATTAATTCATATGATAGGTGGATTGTCGAGAACGGCAACTACTGCTTTACGTCAACTACTTGACGCAGGAACTTTAAGTAATTTACCAGCCGGATTTAAACAAAGAGGAATCCGTGTTAGAGATGAGGCACAAGCCATACAACCTGGAGAATTCAGAGATGTAGATGCACCTGGAGGAAGTATCAAAGATGCATTTATGCCTTTACCATTTAAAGAGCCATCACAAACTTTATTGCAGTTGATGGGTATAGTGGTACAGGCAGGGCAACGATTTGCCGCCATAGCTGACATGCAGGTCGGTGACGGCAACCAACAAGCAGCTGTTGGGACGACTATAGCTCTTTTAGAACGTGGTTCGAGAGTCATGTCAGCCATACATAAAAGATTGTATGTGGCGATGAAGCAAGAATTTAAATTATTATCCGGAGTTTTTAAACAATACTTACCACCAGAGTATCCATATGACGTTGTTGGTGGACAAAGACAAATTAAACAAACAGATTTTGATGACAAGGTAGATATTTTACCTGTTGCAGACCCAAATATTTTTTCTCAATCACAAAGAATTTCAATGGCACAGACAGAATTGCAACTTGCAATGTCAAATCCTAAAATGCACAACCTTTATGAAGCGTATAGAGCAATGTATACTGCGATTGGTGTAAAAAATATTGATAAAATTTTACCACCACCGCCTCAACCTACTCCAATGGACCCAGCAACTGAAAATATTTTAGCAATGAGCGGAAAACCGTTCCAAGCTTTCAAAGGACAGGACCATCAAGCGCACATTACAACCCATTTAAACTTTATGGCAACTAATATTGCACGAAATTCACCTCCAGTTATGGCTGCATTAGAAAAAAACATATTTGAACACATTTCTTTGATGGCTCAAGAGCAATTAGAGGTAGAATTTAGAGATGAAATTCAAAAATTGATGCAAATGCAACAAATGGTTCAACAAAATCCAATGTTGCAGCAAGATCCACAGGTTCAACAACAAATTATTACTATGTCTATGCAATTAGAGGCAAGAAAAGCGAAATTAATTGCTGAAATGACTGAAGAATTCAAAAATGAAGAAAATAAAATTATGGGCGAGTTCGGAAACGACCCAATTGCTAAATTAAAAGCAAGAGAACTAGATTTAAGAGCTATGGATGACGAAGTTAAGCGTGAACAAGGCCAAGAAAAGATTGATTTAGATAAATCTAAACAATTAATGGGCCAAGAACAATTTGATGAAAAATTAGCTCAAAATGAAGAATTAGCTCAATTAAGAGCTGATACATCAATACAAAAACAAGCTATGTCCCAAGATGCTAAATTGCTTAATGATATGATAAAACAAGAAGACGTTAAGATCTTGAAAGGGCCTAGAAGATAGTATACAAACTAATAAGGAGAAAACTATGGGAAAAGGAAAAACTTTTTTTACTAAAAACAACCCTAACTATGTTGGTAAAGTTGTATCTGACACGCCTAAAGCGGATATGTCAAATACGCTTCCAATAAATAGCGATGGGTATGGAAAAGCAGTAGAAGTTAAAACTCCTCTTGGTCAACCGACTGTAAACAAAGTTGGCGGACAAAGAAGAATGTTAGCATCTAAAAAGTCTAAAGTTAGTTGGTACTAGTATGTGGCTATCGGCAATTAAATTAGCCGTTTCTGCTGGAAGTAAAATTTACGCTAATAAGCAGAGAGCGAAAGTTGCAATGTCTGATGCACAGCTATTGCACGCCGAGCGACAAGCTCGTGGTGAGGAAGCTTACCAGGGAAAACTATTAGAAGCCCGTCAAACAGACTATAAGGACGAGGTAATTTTAGCGATTCTTACATTGCCCATTTTGGTGCTTGCATATGGGGTTTGGTCGGAAGATCCGGCTGCTATGGACAAGATAAAAATCTTTTTTGAGCATTTCCAGTCATTGCCGACTTGGTTTACAAATTTATGGATTCTCGTCGTGGCGAGCGTTTTTGGGATAAAAGGAACTCAGATCTTCAGAAATGGTAAAAAATAAGGTGGACACTAATTAACAATTTACATATAAGAATAACATTATGGCTAAGAAAAAGAAGTGGAAAAAAAGATTAGGAAAAGCTTTAATGGCTGGAGCTGCTTTAGCAGGTGGTCTAGCATTAGCTAAAAACAGAAATAGAAATGCTATGATTAAAGGCGCTGATGCCAATGAAGGTTTTGGTGCAATGACATTAAAAGATTATGGTCCGCATACAATTGGTGGTTATCATACACCAAGAACCAAACCAAGAATGATGACACCGCGAGATATGGCTAACGATCCATTTTTTACTAATGCAGAAACTTTAATGAACGATACTAGAATGTTTAAAAAAGGCGGAAGAGTTAAAGGTTGCGGAATTGCAAAACGTGGTGTAGGAAGAGCAATGAAAAAAGGGAGAAAATAATATGAGACAAAATGGAATAAGACCAGGAAGAACTAGATATGCACATGGTGGCAGAGCTAAGAAAAACATGGGAGGAGTAATGAGACGAGATGAAATGTCTGGTTATTATCCTTCAGACATGGGAATGGCTGGTGGTGCTATGTACAAAAAAGGTGGCCGTGTAAGTAAAAAGAAACAAGGCTACAAAGATAGAAAAGATGAATCTATCGCTATGAGAATTCGTAAGAAAAGAACTAAGAAGCAATTAAAAGCATCTAGAGATGAGTCTTACGGAAGATTTGGTTCTAAAGCTAAAAAATCTGGCAAGATCAATAGATAATCATGATTGACAAAATCATTGCAAGAATAAAAAAGTTCTTTTGCAAATGCACAAGAATTTACAATAATATTTGTAAGGATTGCGGAGCACATTACAAAGCTTAATGTCTAAAAGAGGATTATACGCAAACATTCACGCGAAGCGCAAAAGAATTAAAGCGGGTTCGGGTGAAAAAATGAGAAAGGTTGGATCTAAAGGCGCTCCTACAGCTAAACAGTTTAAAAGAGCGGCAAAGACAGCAAAGAAACAATAATTATGGCTAGCGCAGCTTGGACAAGAAAAGAAGGTAAATCACCCTCTGGTGGGTTAAATGCTAAGGGTCGTGCCAGTTATAAAAAAGGTACATTAAAAGCACCTACTAAATCTAAAACTAGTTCAAGACGTAAATCGTTTTGCGCGCGTATGGGGGGCATGAAAAAGAAATTAACTTCTGCAAAAACAGCTAGAGACCCAAACTCAAGAATAAATAAGTCTTTAAGAAAATGGGATTGTTAATGAAAAAAGCAATACTTACAGCATTAGAAGATAGGTATAAAGCACAGATATCTGAAGCAGACGCTATCTTAAAGATTTATCTTGAAAAATCTGTTGGAATAGGTGAACATCCCCAACATATTGATGAAGCAGATAAATTGATTCAAAAGATTGCAAATGCAGAAGAAAATTTAAAAGTATTAAAGGAGTTTGAAGATGCCGTTTAAATCAGAAAAACAAAGACGTTATCTATATAAAAACGAACCTGCCATAGCAAAAAAATGGACTAAAAAATATGGTAGTAAAATAAGTAAACCACAAAAAAGGAAAAAGAAATAATGGATGAATTAACATTTATAGACAAAATAAAAAGAATTATAAAAATGAGACATGATGATGTCGTTTCTGCCATGGCATCTGGTAGTGTTGACAATATGGAAAAATACCAGTATATGTTAGGTCAGATACGAACGTATCAATATTTAAGTCAGGAAATATCCAGCCTGCTAAACAAAAAGGAGCAAAAAGACAATGAAGGAACCGTTATCAACATCAACTCAAAATCCAAAGATTGAGTTACCGAATAAAGAATTAGTTGGTGTAAAAACCACCAAACAAAAAGAACAAGATTTAAAAGCAGAATCAGCAAAACTTCCAGTTCCTACAGGATGGAGAATTTTAGTTTTACCTTTTAAACAAAAAGAAAAAACTAAAGGCGGAATATTATTAGCAGATGAAACAGTAGAAAGGTCACAAGTAGCATCGACTTGTGGTTTAATTTTAGATATGGGCCCACACTGCTATGATAAAGAAAGATACCCAGAAGGTCCCTGGTGCAAGAAAGGTGATTGGATTATCTTTGCAAGATATGCCGGATCACGAATTAGAATCGATGGGG